TGTAAGAAAATCTCTACAATCCTTTGGTGGAGAGGCTTACAGCACTTACACATAGTTTTTTAGGTATGTAAGAACTGTAATGAACTAAATAATATTAGTATTTTGGAATATATTTAATAAATTTTGGATATAATAGTAAGTTTATGCTTGACAACCAAATATTTACATGGTATAATATAACTATAAGTAAAGGAGGGAAACTTACTTATAGAGGGGGTATGTTCGTGAGATTAACGGACAAGCAACGTAAATTAGTAGAAAAAAATCATAACTTAATATTCCACGTAGCTAATAGATTTGGATTTGACTTGGATAAATATTATGATGTCTTAGCCATTGGATTGTGTAAAGCATCTGTAAAATATGACCCAAGTAAAGGTAAGTTTTCTACAATAGCAGTTCATATCATGAAACAGGAAGTATATTTGGAATATCGAAAAGAGGGTAGGCGACCAGTAGAAATTCATATACCAGAATATATACCAGAAGTTTCCGAAGAATTTGATTACAAATGGATTGAAGAATCTAATTTAAGTGATACTGAAAAGAAGATTATATACCTTAAATGTCTTGGACATACGCAAAGTGAAATTGCCGAAGAAATAGGAATATCACAAGTTCATGTATCCAGAATGTTAAAAGGAATAAGAAGTAAAATTATGATTGAGGGGTGACTAATTGGAACGTATAATTGAATATGGAGATTATGTAAAAATTAAATACATTGATGAAGATAATCAATTGGTTGGAGTAAAAGCTGGAATGAAGGGTGTCGTTACAAAAGATGAACCTTGGGATTACTTATCAGATGAACCAACTTTTATAAATGTTTTTATTTTTGAATTAGATGATAATTATATGTTTTATAAATTTCAATTAGAACATTGTGAGGTGAGTTAATGAAAAGAAAAGCAAACGTTTTAGGAACTGAGTATACCATTAGTTTTAGTAAACCATATTTGGACGAGAATTTAAAAGGTCTTGATGGTTATGTGGATTACAGCAGTAAGAAAATAGTAATTCGTAATCCAGGAGAAATAGACCAGATAGATGATAAAGTATCCCACATGAAAGTTACTGCTAGGCATGAATTAATACACGCTTTTCTATATGAAAGTGGATTAAGTTCAAGTTCATTACCTTGTGAGTTTGGTTGGGCAGATAATGAAGAAATGGTTGACTGGTTAGCCATACAACTTCCAAAAGTATTTGATACCTTTATTGAAGCTGAGGTGTTATAATGACAGAGAAACAGATAGCTGATATTATGTCACAAATGGTAATTATTGTGGATACAAGAGAACAAAAGAACCAACATATTTTGGACTACTTCAATGAACATGGAATAAAATGGAAGTCACAGAAGTTAGACTTTGCCGATTATGGATTTGAACTACCCGAACCATACTCATATCTTAATAATTTGGTAGTAGTTGAGAAGAAAAACTCAATTGATGAAATTAATGGTAACTTCACAAAAGGTAGAGAACGTTTCCATAATGAGTTTAAAAGGTCACAAGAACATAATTCAAAGGTTCATTTGGTTGTTGAAAACGCAACTTGGAAGAAGATAATGAACGGTACTTATAGGTCTAAAATCCACCCAAACTCAGTTATGGCTAGTATAATAACATTTTCTCAGATGTATAACTTATCAACATGGTTTGTGGAGAAGTCCAATAGTCCAATGTTAATTTATAACTTAATTTCTTATGGAGTGAAGGGGTTGTTAAAGAATGAATGAAGAATTTCCAAATATCTTTGAATTATTAGAAGTGATGAAAAAGCAAGAATTAAGCAATGTGGATTTATTACAAATGTTTGTGATATTTAAACAAGCAGATTTGGAATGTAAACACATACTGGATAGATTAAAAGGTTTGGAGGGATAAGTATGAAATTTAAAGTAGGCGATAGAGTTAGTATATTAAGAAGTCCATTTGATAATGACAATATTATACAAGGGAACAAAGGTACTGTAGTAGAAACAATGAATAATGGTTTTGTTGGAATCGAATTTGATGACAATATTTACGGACATGATTGTTGTGGAAACTGTCAAGAAGATTTTGGTTGGTATTGTGATGAAAACGATGTTAAATTACTTGATAAAGATATCAAAGTTGATACCGTTAAATCAATTCTTTCACCCGCTATGATAGTAGAAATTAGAGAGGGAAAAAAATATTGGGTTGTTTTAAATGGAGATAAAATGCAGTTTGTAAATAATGGGTGGATACCTATTCATTATTATGATGATGATTTAATAGATATTGGAGATGATATTGAATTTGATGTCATGAAAATATTTAGACTTAAATCGAATTTGTATACACTTGATATAGACCAATATTGTAATGATGATTTAGAACTTGTGTGGGAAAGACAAGAAGTTCAAAAACCTAAATTAAAAGAAGGTATGGTAATCAAAACTAGGGACGATGGAGTATATTTAGCTATTAAACTAGATGATGAATTATATTTTTTAAGTGAGAGTGGTTATATGTTTGATTTTAAATACGATGAAGATTTTGACGAAATTGAAGATTTTAATGATGATATAATGTTTGTGTTCAAGCAACCCGATTTTGACTCAGGATATAGAGGATTCAAGTTAGATGATAGAAATATAATGTGGAAACGAACAGAATTTTAATGAAATATTTTCCATAAAAGTGTTGACAAACATTCCTTATTGTGGTAATATAATATCACAAGGAGGGAATGAAAATGAATTTAGATTTTTTAGACGAAACAAAGGTGTGGCAAACAAATGACTCAGACGAATATGTAGAGTTCTAAGCCATGTAATTTACGACACAAATAACGCTTTGCAAATTGAGGGGTAGCGTGGGAACTATCCTTCAATATTTTTTATAAAAAACAGGAGGAAGAATATGGAAACTGTAGAGAATATGGATATTTATTCAAAATTACTAAAATGCCAGTTGATGTTAAAAGCACCAAAAGGCCAGTACAATTCATTTGGTAAGTACAAATACCGAAACTGTGAGGACATTTTGGAAGCCTTAAAACCAGTGCTAAACGAGTATGGTTGTACAGTAGTTATAACCGACCAGATTATTTCACTTGAAGGTAGATTTTACGTACAAGCTACTGTGAAATTTATAGATGTGGAGAGTGGTAATATAATCTATACTACTGGATTAGCTAGAGAACCAGAAAGTAAAACTGGTATGGATACTTCACAGATTACTGGTGCGAGTTCATCATATGCTAGAAAATATGCCCTTAATGGTATGTTTGCGATTGATGATACCAAAGATGCTGATAGTATGGATAATACCAAGAAGTCCAATAAAAAGATTACAAAAGGACAAGCACAGGAGATTATAAAAGCACTCCAAGGTAAGTATGGAGAAAATGCCGTGTCTGAACTTAATAAACTTGGATATAAAGCCACAAGCGATATTCCATCTGATAAGTTCGATGAAGTAATGTCCAAAATAAAATAAGGAGTTTTGCCAAATGATACATGACCAAGATAGGTCTGGTTATTTTGGTGCAAGCGACACAAAGTATGTTATGGGAAACTGGAACACTAAAACCTTTGATAAATGGTGGCTCATAAAATTGGGATTAGCCGAAGGTTTCCCACCAAACATCTATATGGAAGCTGGAACTTATTATGAGCATTACATTTTAGATGCGTTGGGAATTAAGGGGTTGGAAAAGGACAAACAGATAATTCTGGAGGACTTAAAGTTAAGGGTTAATTTAGACGGAAATACTGACAATTGCATTTACGAAGTTAAGACCTATAAAGCTGGAAAACCGTTTAATTTGAAACGTGAATATTATCAACAAGTACAAGTACAAATGTATGCCAGTGGAATACACAACTGTAAAGTAGTAGCGTATCCACTATGGGAAGATGATTATTTAGATTTAGATGGAATTAATGTTGACCCAAATTTAATTGAATTATATGACGTAGCGTATGACAAAAAGTTCATACAAAAGTACTTATTAAGGTTGGAAACACTAAGGGGATTTTTAGTAGATGAAATGGAGTGTATATTATGAAATTTTTTAAAAGTGATAGTTTAAGAGCAAAGTCAGATGTAGCTATTGGAATTGTAACCTCAGCTATTGACAAATTAATGAAAGTTAATGCTGACATTGAAAATCAAGTTAACCAAAATGAAGAATTAGTAAATAACATTACAAATGAAAACAATAAACTAAATAATCTTAAATTGGAGAATGAAAGTATCATCAACAACTTTAAGTCATTATTGGGAAGATAATAGGGGGAGAATAAATGAAAGATTTTTTAATAGGTATTGGAACAGGAATTATATTAGCTCTAATATTAGCGTTGGATTTTGCAGTATTTTCAGCGTTCTTATATGTAGTATGTTGGGCTTTTTCAGTAGAGTTCTTCATTAAACCGGCATTTGGAGTATGGCTATTAGTACGCTTTTTAAGATTAATTATAGGGGGTAAGTCAAGTGAAAGTAACAGTACTCAATCCAGATAACGTAAAGGACTTATTTTCACATTGGGGAAGATTCAGTGCAGTATGTTATGATACAAAAACAAATAGTCCAGAGAAGATTGGAAAACATTGTCTGGAAAGTGAACATTTTAGTGGTTCAAGAAGCACATATATTGAATTTATGGTTGAAGAATGTCCAAGATTTCTAATTGACCAGTTAATACGAAAAGAAATTGGTGCTTGTAAGAATGTTCAATCATTTAGGTATGTTGATAAATCATCGTTCGCTTATGAGATACCAGTTGAAATTAATGATAATAAAGCAATTGTGGATAAATATATAAACCACATGAGAGAAGCCATGGAACTATATGAGGATATTAAATCATACGTATTGAGTAAAGGTAAATCCAAAGAACGTGCAAACGAACAAGCCAGATATGTATTACCAATGTCAACTCATGGTGCTGTAGTTATTGGAATGACGGTAGAATGTTTCATTGAGTTTTGCCACAAAAGGTTATGTATTAGAACAGAAGATATTCACCATCAATTAGCTATTTTAATGAGAAATGAAGTACTATATTTACTACCAGAATTATCAGAATATCTAGTTCCAAAATGTATGTATTTAACATGGTGTCCAGAGAAGCACTCATGTGGAAGATATCCGAAAAAGACTAAAATGAAATTAGGTGAAATGGACAATGGAACATTTGAAATACAAGAAACTAATTCAAACAGTTAGTGAAGAAGATGTATGGACTCCACCAGCAACTCTGGTCGGTAGAATCATGGACGAGTTTGCAGAATTTGTTGGGAATACAATCCAAGAGTGGTTGTTTGAAGAAAACGTTAAACTAAAGTACGCACACAAGTATTTTAAACTCAATTCCAAAAGGGTTAATAAAATCCATAGGAAGTTTTGGGAAAAGGGATTGAAAGTTGAAATAAAAACAATCACCACAGATGATGGAAAAGTAGTAACTAGAATATATCTATGTGAACGAAAATAAAAATATTCCATAATTTGACTTGACATTCTTGGACAAATATGGTAATATATAATTGTAAACAAACTTAAAGAAAAAAAAGGGGAAATGAAAATGAGCGTATGGGAAAAATTTGAAAACATTGTATCAGTAGAAGAAGTGGAAGAATTATCCAAAAGAAGATTTGAGAAACCAAAAGCTGGTCAGCATAATGTTGAATTATTGGCTGTAGAACCAAGCGAAAGTTCCAACGGACTACCATTAGTTAAATTCAAATTTAAGGATATCGACAACAAACAGTTTATCAATTGCTCTATGTTCTTAACTAACCAGTTCTATCCAGAACGTAATGCACAGGAACTTAACAAGGTTATCACAGTTTTATCTAAGTTAGGTAATGACATTGACTTTATTAACATGGTAGATTTAGAAGAAAGAATTATGGCAACTGAAACTGGAGGTAAGTATTTAATTAACTTAACTTACAGAAATGAAACTACAAAGTATCCTAACTTTGAGGTTATAAACAGAATACCAGATGATATAACTGAAACATTTGAAACTACTGAAACAGTAGAAGATGAAGATTTACCATTTTAATTAATAGGGTGTTAATTCACCCTTTTTACATATGAGGGGGACAAATAATATGATATTTTTAGACTTTGAGGTATATAAATATAACTGGCTGGTGGTATGGTCAGATACTACTACTAGAAAGACATATACTATAGTTGATGATGTTGAGAAATTAAGGAGATTTTACAATTATTATAAACATACAATTATGGTAGCCTACAACGGTAATCACTATGATAAATATATTCTACAAGGAATTTTGGCTGGATTTGACCCATTTGAAATTTCAGATTGGATTATTAGACAAGATAAACAAGGTTGGTTATTTTCAAGAATGTTGAATAACTATCCAGTAATAATGTACGATTGTATGGTCAAAGATAAAGGTCTGAAACAATTAGAAGCCAGTTTGGGATTAAAGATTAAAGAAAGTAGTGTGGACTTCAATATTGATAGACCATTAACGAAACAAGAAATTGAGGAAACAAAAGAATATTGTGGACATGATGTATTTGCATTAATGGAAGTATTTTTACAAGACGGATTTGCATTATCGCCAAAAGATGAATTTGACTCTAGTGTTGGTATAATTCAAGAGTTCAATTTCCCAATACATTATTTGGCTAAAACAAAGGCTCAATTAGGGTGTGCAGTTTTGGGTGCTGTTAAACGTCAATTTGATGATGAATTTGATATTATTACACCTGATTTGGATTTAGGAAAATACGAATACGTTAGAGAATGGTTTTTAGATAAGAAAAATCATTGGTATTCCAAGAAAATCCCAGGGAAGAAACAACCTTTAAAAAATGAGTTTGTAACTAATATTGCTGGAATAGACCATGTGTTCGCTTGGGGCGGAGTTCATGCTAGTTGTGAAGCTGGTATATATGAAGGTATACTTTTAATGTGTGACTTTGGTTCACTATATCCAAACATTATGGTTGAATATGATTTGGTATCAAGGGGTGTAAAGAATCCAAACAAGTACAAGCAGTTATTGGCTACAAGATTGGAATTAAAAGCCAAAAAGATATCCAGAGAAAAGAGTTATAAAATCGTACTTAATGGTTCTTATGGTCAGATGAAGTTTGCTAACTCTCCATTATATGACCCAAGAAATGCCAATAACGTATGTGTTCATGGTCAGTTAATAGCTTTATATCTAATAGCTAGATTGGAAAAAGTTGGACAAGTATTAAATACTAACACAGATGGTGTTTTAGTTAAAGTCCAGAATTTGGAAGATGCTAAACGTGTTGAGGAAATATGTCAACAAGTAGCCAAAGATGTTAGAATTGGTATTGACGTTGAGGAATACTGTAAGTTTGTGGTAAAAGATGTTAATAACTATATAGCCATAAGAACAGATGGAAAAGTTAAAGCCAAAGGTTCATACGTTAAATTCCTTACACCATTGGAGAGGTCACTTGATATTGTCAATAAAGCTATTAGAGATTACTATATTTATGGTACTCCAGCAAGACAAACCGTTATGGCTTCTAATGATATATTAGATTTCCAAATAATAGCAAAAGCTGGTGGAAAATATGAATGTGCATTAAAAGGTACTACCTTTAAGACAATAAAGGTTTTGGATAAAAATGGTAAAAGTAAAAACAAAAAAGTAGTTGATTATGAAGGTGAAGTACTTAATGAAAAATGTAATAGAGTATTTGCTAGTAAAAATCCAAATGATGTTGGAATCTTCAAAAAGAAAAAGGAAGATGGTAGTATAGCTACTATTGAAATGACACCAGAGCATTGTTTAATCATTAATGAAGATGTTAGAAATATGCCTTTACCAAAAGATTTGGATAAAGAATGGTATATTAAATTAGCTGAAAAGCGAATAAAAGAATTAATAGGGAGGAAATAAGTATGGAAAACAAGGAAAAGTTTTTACAGTTATTAAGAAGTGTTAAGAGGAATGGAATTGATGAACTATGTGAAAGAATAAGTGGAAGTGATTTTTTCATAGCACCAGCCAGTACTAAGCATCATGATAGTTTTGAGGGCGGGTTAGTGAAACACTCAATTGATGTTTATGAAATATTAACCAAAATATATCCATATGATTGTGACGAAGATACTTTGAAGTTGGTAGCATTACTCCATGATTTATGTAAGATTGCATATTATACAATTGGAACTAGAAATGTTAAAAATAAAGATGGTAAATGGGAAACTGTACCCTATTATACTGTAGATGATAAATTCCCATTTGGACACGGTGAAAAATCAGTATATTTAATTAATGAATGTATTAATTTGACGCCAGAAGAAGCTATGGCTATTAGATGGCATATGGGAGCATATGTTGGAAGTCAGGACTGGAATAATTTAAGTGGTGCGTTTGAAAAATTCCCATTAGCTATGTATTTACATTTTGCTGATATGATATCAACTTATGATGAAAAATTTCCAAAATAATACTTGACAATATTTACTAACAGTGGTATCCTTTTAATTGTAGATGGGATACCATTATACATAAGATGAAAAGGGGGATATGAATGTGTAACAATATGTTTCGTGGATATATACCATCAATTGGTAAACGTCCTTTATACTCAGTAAAGACATATGAATTTTTAAAAGAACCACCTAAGTCGGGAGATTATGTGGGAGTACTTAATCAAGATATTATACAAGTAGACGTTGATGAACAGGGATTAGCAGATAAAGTCTTTGAAATAGTAAAAGAGTACAAGCTAAGATGTAATGTTCTTAAAACAACTAGAGGATATCATTTTTACTTCAAAAATACGACTGTTAAAAGTCAGAGTGTGCATTGTTACTCAGCAGTTGGAATACCTTGTGACTATGGTTTAGGTAGTAGAGATAGAGTAGTTCCATTAAGAATCACAACGTCCAAAGAAAAAGTAAGATTCAACAATGGTGTGGAACAAAAATACTTTGAAGATGAAACCGTTACAAGAGAATGGTTACAAACCTATAATGAGATTGAAGAACTGCCATGCTGGTTACTACCAATATCGTTAAAAGATACTGGAATATTAGAAATTGAAGCCAGAAACCAAACGTTATTTAACTATATTTTAGTGTTACAATCTAAAGGTTTAAGTAGAGAAGAAATTAGAAAAACCATTAAAATTATAAATAAACATATTTTGGAAGTCCCATTGTCGGACAAGGAAATTGACCAGATAACAAGAGATGAAGCCTTTTCGGAAGAATTATTTTTTAGTGAACGTGGTAAATTCCTTCATGATGTTTTTGGAAACTATATGTTAAACAATTCTAATATTGTAAAGGTAAACAATCAAACACATATCTATACAGACGATTTAATTTATTCCAATAGACCAGATGATTTTGAAAAGAAGATGATAGAAAAAATACCTAGTCTAAAGGAATCACAACGTAAAGAAGTGTATAAGTATATTAACTTAAAGTGTGATAAAGAAACCGAAGTTGCCAGTCCAAAGTATGTTGGTCTTAAAACACAAGTTCTGGATTTGGAAACAATGGAAGAATTTCCTTACTCTCCAAACATGGTTATTACAAACAGGATTAAGTATGATTATGTACCAGATGCCTACCATGAACCTATGGACAGAACATTAAATAAAGTTTGTTGTAATGACCCACAAATTAGAGCATTACTTGAAGAAATGATTGGATATACACTATATAGAGCAAATTCAATGCAAGTGTGTTTCATATTAACTGGTGAAGGTAGTAACGGTAAATCCACAATCTTAAATCTAATAAAGAAGTTATTAGGGAAAGAAAACTATACCACATTAGAATTAAGAGAATTGGAAGAAACCTTCAAACCGGCTGAATTGTCTGGTAAGTTAGCCAACCTTGGCGACGATATATCAGCAAAGTACTTAGATAACTCTAGTGTATTCAAAAAATGTGTAACAGGTAATGCCTTTATTGTACAACGTAAGTATGCTGACCCATTTGAATTAGAATGTTATGCTACTCAGATATTTTGTGCTAATGAACTTCCACAAGTTTCTGATAAGAGTGATGGTTTTGGTAGACGTATTGTAATACTACCATTTAGGGCAAGATTTTCAAAGGCTGACCCTGACTATGACCCATTTATTGAGGATAAACTCTTAACAGATGAAGGTATGGAATATCTACTCCGTTTAGCTATAGAGGGTTTACAGAGAATATTAATTAATAAATCATTTACTAAGTCAGACGTTAGTGAGAGTGAAAAATCAATTTACCTTCAATCTAACAATAATGTTTTGGAATGGTTGGAGGAAGAGTCCAAAGACAGAATTGTTAATGAACGCACCTCAGACGTATATATGGCTTATAAATTATGGTGTGCAAATAATGGTTGTATGCCAGTCAAACTAATAAACCTAAGTAAAGAAATTAATAAAAAATACGGATATAAAACTGGAGTACAATATGTTGACGGTAAATCCGTAAGAGTATATAAGGAGGTTGCTAATGACTAGACTTGAACTACTCAAACAGAGTATACAAGAATATAGCGAAGAACACAATACAAAAATTCTGGAAGATTTAGATGTAAATAACATTGGACAAACTTTAATATGTCCAGATGCAGTAATCAGGGATTTATACATTGATGAATGTGATTGTAATATGTGTGGAACTTGTATAAATTGCTGGAATAAAGAAGTTGAGAATGAAGTAACTTGTAACGTAGAGTTAGCTATTGAGGAGTTAATTAAGTGGAGGGGTATACTATGACATATAAAGAGCATTTTAAAGCAGTATTGGTGGTTAATAATGCACATAATCTTCCAATATTTAAAGATTTTGATAAATATTATGATGTTTGTGACATATACAAAGTTGAATGTGATACATGTCCAATTATCAAAGAATGTGCAGAAGAAACAAGACATAATATGTGGGATACTAGATATGAACTTGACAAGACATTACAAACATGGGTATGTAGTGAGATTGATGCTTGTAATATACCATTGACTAATATTTCATCATTATGTGACTTCGAACCAAAAGATGAACAATTACTAATTAACAATCCAAGTCCAGTAAGTCACCCACTTCATTATAACGCACATAACATTGAAGTAATAGATTTTATTCAAGATTGGGAACTTAACTTCGCATTGGGTAACGCTATTAAATATATATGTCGTTCACCATATAAGGGTAAACAGATTGAGGATATCCAAAAGGCAATTCAATATCTTGAATTTGAATTAGAAGATTTACTGAAAAAGGAAAATAAAAACAAATAAAATGTCAAGTATCACCCTTGCCGAATATGGTTTGGGTGGTATATATTAACAACTGAACGCAGATACTATTAGTCCAAAAGATAAAAGGGGGAAGTTACATGAATAAAATACCAATGAGAGGGGAAATATATTTTGCTGATTTAGGTAAACCAGTTGGTTCAGAACAAAGGGGACGCAGACCAGTACTTATTTTACAGAATGATATTGGAAACAAACATAGTCCAACTGTAATAGTAGCTTGTATTACAAGTGAAAATAAAGGTTCTTACTTACCAGTTCATTGTGGTATACCAGATGGTATTATGCCTAAAAAAAGTACTATATTATTTGAACAAATTAGAACCTTAGATAAATCACGATTACAAGAAAAAGTCGGATATGTTGAACCTAGTTTGTGGGAAAGAGCATTATTAATTAGTATGGGGGTTATTGAATGATTTTATACACAAGTTATGGAAAACAATCTGAAATATTAAAAGAGAAGTTGGACGAACTAAATTTACATTATATCGAAGATGATACTACGAAATTAATATATTCATCACACAATGAACGTGACGTAATATTATTGTCTTTACTTGACAATGGTTACGATGTTATACACTTAACATTTGATGAAGCTATGAAAGAAATTAATGAATTAATTGACGGGGGAGTTAGCAAATGATTAAATCAGTTATTAAACGAAACGGTGATGTTGTACCATATGATGTTAACAAAATTATAAATGCTATTGATAAAGCGTTCATTGAAGTTACGGGTAAAAAATGTATTGGTTTAGTAGAAAAGGTTATTGATAGTTTAAAATCATATCCATTTGAGGAAATATCAGTTGAGGACATACAAGATTATATTGAGTTTCGTATGATGTCGGACGGATATTATGATATAGCAAAAGCGTATATTAGATATCGTTATAAACGAGAAATGGCAAGACACCAGAAATTAGAAAACTCACTAAAAGAACTTATTGACGGCACTAGTGAATATTGGAACACTGAAAACTCCAACAAGAATCCACAATTAGTTACAACCCAAAGGGATTATATTGCTGGAATCGTTAGTACTGAAATGACCAAAAACAACTTAGTTGATGGTGATATTCTTGATGCTCATAATAAAGGTATTATTCATTTTCACGATATGGATTATATGCTCCAAAGAAGTTTACACAACTGTGATTTAGTTAACTTAGAAGATATGCTCCAAAATGGTACAGTAATCTCAGGTACTATGATTGAGAAGCCACACAGTTTCCCTACAGCTTGTAACATTGCTACTCAGATTATTGCTCAGGTTGCTTCCAGTCAGTATGGTGGACAAACAATTTCATTATCCCATTTAGCACCGTTTGTTGAAGTATCCAGACAAAATATAAGAAAAGAACTTGAACGTGATTTTGGAGAAGCCAATTTATCCGAAGAAATATTTAACAAGATTTTGGAAAAACGTGTACGTCAAGAAATTAAACGTGGTGTACAAACAATCCAATATCAGGTAGTAACCCTTATGACAACTAATGGACAAGCACCATTTATTAGCGTTATGATGTATCTTAATGAAGTTAAAGATGAACAAACTAAAAATGACTTAGCCTTAATTATTGAAGAAGTCCTAAACCAAAGAATAAAAGGTGTTAAGAACGAGAAGGGCGTTTGGATTACACCAGCATTTCCAAAGTTATTATATGTACTCCAAGAAGATAATATACGTCCAGATGGAAAATATTATTATTTAACAGAAATCTCAGCGAGATGTACAGCAAAAAGATTAGTTCCAGATTATATCTCAGAAAAGATTATGTTGGAAAATAAGATTGATAAAAACGGTGATGGTAATTGTTATCCATGTATGGGTTGTAGAAGTTTCCTTACACCTTTTGTTGATGAAGATGGAAAACCAAAGTATTATGGTAGATTTAATCAGGGTGTCGTTACTTTAAACTTAGCTGACGTTGCACTTTCTTCCAACGGAGATTTTAATAAGTTTTGGGATATTATGAATGAACGTTTAGACATTTGTCATAGAGCGTTACAGATTAGACATAAGAAATTAGAGGGTACACCATCTGACGTAGCACCTATTTTATGGCAACATGGTGCGTTAGCTAGATTGGAAAAGGGTGAAACCATAGATAAGTTACTTCATGGTGGATATTCAACATTATCTTTAGGATATGCTGGATTATATGAATGTGTAAAATATATGACAGGTTGTAGCCATACTGGTGACGGTAAAGATTTTGGATTACAGGTAATGCAGTCATTAAATGATGCTTGTAAAAAATGGAAAAGTGAAGAAAACATTGACTACTCAGTTTATGGTACACCAATCGAAAGTACAACTTATAAGTTCGCCCAAAAGATGCAAGAAAGATTTGGAATAATTGAAGGTATCACAGACCGAAACTATATTACTAACTCATATCATGTACCAGTATTTGAGGTAATAAACCCATTTGATAAACTTCTATTGGAAAGTGAGTTCCAAAAGTTAAGTCCGGGTGGTGCAATTAGCTATATTGAGGTTGCTAACCTTCAAAATAATATTCCAGCAGTACTGAAAGTAATCCAGTTTATTTATGACCATATAATGTATGCTGAACTAAATACTAAGTCAGATTACTGCCATGAATGTGGATATGATGGAGAAATCCTTATTGATGATAATATGGAATGGTATTGTCCAAATTGTGGTAATAGAGATACTTCAAGAATGAACGTGGCTAGACGTACTTGTGGTTATATTTCAAGTAACTTTTTTAACTTTGGTAGAACTCAAGAAATAAAAGAAAGAGTTGTCCATTTAGATAACCATGAGGTGAGATTATGAGATATGCTACTATAAGAAATATGGACATTAGTAATGGTGATGGTATAAGAGTTGCCCTGTTTTTACAGGGTTGCTCACATCATTGTAAAGGTTGCTTCAATGAATCCACATGGGATTTTAATGGTGGTCGTGAACTGACCAAAAATATTGAAAATGAGTTAGCTGTAATGTGTAGAAAGGATTGGATTGATGGACTTTCTATTTTAGGTGGAGAGCCACTTGACCAAAATTTAGATGAACTTTCAGATTTACTTTTTAATGTAACTCTTGGACTTACTAATTTTCCAATATGGTTATGGACAGGTTATACAGTTGAAGAAATGACCGAAGAACAGAAAATGTTTGTGGAAATATGGGTTGATGTACTAATTGACGGTAGGTTTGATGAATCCCAAAGAGATTTGACTTTAAAATATAAAGGTAGTCGTAACCAAAGAGTTATTAATATTCGTAAAAGTAACATATTTAAAAATGAGATAGTATTATTGGAGGATTAATATGAGAGAATATGCTTTTAAAGGCAAGTATATAATTGATGTTGAATGTAACGTATGTATATCCGAAAGTCACCCCGATTATGATAACTTTGATAATTCAGTACAGGGTATGCAAAAAGATTGGGAAGATTTAAAAAATAAAATAATAGATGAACTTGGTTTGGAAAACGAGAATTACTCAGATGAATTTACAGCACTGAACCTGACTGTTAATGTTTCCAATGAAAAGGAATACGAAAAAATTAAATAAAAAATTTGAAAATAGCACTTGACTTTCTATAAGTTGGGTGCTATAATTATTTTAACAACAACCGATAAGGAGTATAAAAATCACCGAAGTCGGAATACTAACATTATTAAAATTAAGGAGGGTATATTATGAAAACTGTTTTAAGAGCATTTTTACATTTATTTTTAGTCTGTATTACGGGTGGTGTATGGATATTCGTAATGTTATTCATGGGACTTGTAAAATTACTTGGAATTAAATAATAGGAGGTTACTTATGATGAATGAAGAAAAAACAAATGACGTGGTAGCCAGAAATGGTTGCCACAAAGTTAATCAATTATTGAAAGAATTAAATCATATAGTATTTAATGAAGGTTGTCATAAGCGACTTGAAATTGGTGACTCATGTGATTATGAATTTGATTGTTCTGAATGTAATTATAATCATTTAGAAAAATTAGTATTAGAAATCCAAGTAGACCATCTTATGGAAATTGATAAGTTGAATGATGAAATTGATAGATTAAAAGAAGATATTTACAGATTAAATGATGAAATTTGGGATTTAGAACAAGACGTTGAGTATTGGCAAGATAGCTACTATGAGAAGTTAGAAGAAGATGAACTTGACTTTGAAAGAAATGAAAATTATTAATAAAAAGTGTTGACAATTATTGGTCAGTGAGATATAATAATACTTGTAAGGGAGTTAAATAATTACCTACAGAAAAAGGAGGATATATAATATGAATTTAAAAAACAAATTTATGAAAGTATCAGCTAGTCAATTCTTTAAAGATATAGCCGAAAATGTACCAGTAGGAGAGTTTGAAGCAATAGATTTAGGTCAGATGTATGATGATATTAAAGTTCCAAAAAGAGCAACTAAGTTCAGTGCTGGATATGATTTTTACGCTCCATATGATTTTGAATTACAGCCAAATGAAACAATCAAGTTCCCAACTGGAATAAGGGTTTCCTTAGAACATGACAAGTTCTTAGCTTTAGTTCCAAGAAGTAGTTTAGGTTTTAAATACAGAACACAGCTTGACAATACAATTGGTATCATTGATTCTGATTACTTCTATTCAGATAACGAAGGACATATTTGGGTTAAGATTACTAACGATAGTTATAGACACAATATACTTAAAGTTAAAAAAGGTGAAGCATATATGCAGGGTATTATCCTCCAATATTGTTTAACCGAAGATGATGATGTTGAGGAAGTTCGTAACGGTGGTTTTGGAAGTACAAATAAATAATACAAAGGAGATTAATAAATCCAAAATAGGGGGAATTTTGGTGGTAAAATTTAGACCATTCGAAGATGGGTGGGTTGTGTATAATACTGATAATAAAGCACTTCACACCCATACACCCCATAAACGAATTGCCATTAAAATTTGTAAATTAGTAAACAAAAAAGAAGTTCCAACATCTAATGATAAAAGATTAGTGGAGAGTTGTTTAAGGGTTACTCACAATCCAGAATACAGAAGAAGGTTATTAAGCTACTTAGAGTCGGGGGGAGAATAAATGTTCGAATTAATTTGTTTCGGAATAGTGTTAGTGTGTGAATTATTAACATATTACTTTGGAGGTTCACCATCATGGTTGATTCACTTCATGATAATAATATGTTGGGGGATATATGTAATTCAAGATTATAACAAGAGTAAATATAAAATGTGATAGGAGATTTTGGATATGCCATATAAAAGTGAAAAGATTAAATTAAAAGGATTACAAGACCGAAGAAGAAAGTTATCTGACGAACAGCGTGAGGAAATATTACAATTGTATAAAACTGGAAACTGGTCATGGTCTACTCTTGCTGAGAAGTATGGTGTATCCAAAGGTACTATTGGTAACATTGTCAGTGAGGTTAGGAAAAACAGTTTAAGAAGCTACCGAAAAGCTAACTGGAGTAACTATAAATTGGATAAGAAAACCCGAAATGAGTATACCAAAAATTGGAGAAGATATAAACAAAAGTTATATTTGGAAGGAAAATTAAAGGAGGGTAATAATGAATCCAAGGATATATAAACATTGTGGGAACTGTAAAGATTGTGTAATATACCGTGGAGAAGTCGCTTGTAATATTAAATATAAATATATAATGTTTCCAAGATTATCAGCATTATTATGTCGTTATTTTGAAGGGAGGAAGTAGCGTGGTAAAAGATTGCAGTAACATTTTGGTTTATAAAGAAGAACGGAAGAGAATGTGTGCAAGTATCACATGTGATGACTGTGGTATCAACAATAGTCTATTGTGCAATAAGATTAGTAATGTTACACCAGAGTATATTGAAATAGTCCAAAAATGGAGTGATGAACACCCTGTAGAGAGTAGGCAGAAAAAGTTTTTAAAATTGTTTCCAAACCCTCTTTTAGTCGATATGTACGATTTTGTAGACATATGTCCAATTTATGTTGATTATAAATTTGAGTGCGACCGTTCTAACACGCTTCAAGATTGTACGGAATGTAAAGGTAAATTTTGGTTACAGGAGGTTAAATAAGCATGATACTTATAGATGTACCACTAAAACCAAAAGAAAAGAAACAAATAATAGAGAAATTGAAAGTAAATATTAGTAGAATTTGTGTTTCTGATAGTTCAGAAGAAATTATTTGTCAATTAGGTTTTGCAACAGATAGACTTCATTTATTAGCCTATAGTAGAATTAAAAAAAATAAATTAGGAGGAATAAGCATGGAGAGATTAACTCAAATGGGTGACCCAAGATTAGGTTACCATTGGGATATAACAGCCTTTTGCGATATGGGATTAATGGAAGATATAATTATTGACAGACTAGGTGCTTATGAAGATACAGGGTTAACACCAGGGGAAATAGAAAAAATGAAAGCTAAAATGGAATTAGCCACGGCAAAAACACCTTATTGGGTATATAACGATGAACCATTGTGTCCGAATTGCAGGGAGTGTATTGATGATAATATGGAACATTGTGATGCTTGTGACCAAAGGTTAGATTGGAGTGAGTTGTAATATGAGTTGTGTACCATGGTCAAATGAAACTGAAAGAGCAGATTATTATAAAGCTGAATCAAGTAGATTATACCGTATAGAAGAAAGATTGCAGAAAGAAAATGCAAAGTTGAAAGAGTTGTTGAAGTTAGTAGTAAGTGATGTTTTTAATACAAATGATTGTGAAATATGTTCTGATATAGAAGAGTGTACCTTAAGAGAAACTTTTAATGGACATTGTGGGTTTTGGAAATGGCAACACGCAGATAAGTTAAAAGAGTTAGGGGTGGAGTAGATGAAAGTATACCAAGTACGAGAAACTGGTGGTTGTTGGGAAGATTATTATGATATTGCTCATGAAACTTATTCCACAAGAGAAATGGCAGAAGCGAGAAAACATCAATTGGAATTAAATATGTGTGAGAAAATGGATTGTGGTAAATTATGTTTTGATTGTTCTTGGGAAATCGAAGATATGAAAAATTATTTATGCTTTAATCCAGATAATTATGGAGGGTGTAAAAATGCCACAATTCTGAGCTATGATGATAGTGAATTTAAAATAGAAGAAATTGAGATATTAGGGGAGGAAACATAATGAAAGTCCAATAATTACTTATGATTTTGGAACACTGTCCAAAAGATGCCGAAGTTCATTTTCATGATGAAAGTGAGGACATTTATGATGAAAACGTTGTAAGGGTTACAGTAGAAAGTACAGTTAATTATAAGGGTGTGGTTAGTACTTACGCTATTATAGCCATATCAGAATCTTAAATAAAGGGGGTTACCAAAGTGAATAATATTAATTTAGTAAGTGCAACTACTGCATATCAACGTACAGAAGAAGTCATAGACATAAATCAAGCGTTACATGAGGAATTGGAATATATCTCTAAACATATAAATAATGCAATACAAGAAGGAAAATTTGAGGTTGTATTAAATACGTGTTATATATCAGAAAGAGCCACCAGAGAGTTAGCTAACCTTGGATATGGTATTCAAATAGTTTCATCATATCTTGACCCAGCATATAAAGCGTTTTTAACAACGAGTAGTGGGGTTAAAATAAAGTGGGATTTTAAAACAGTAGGAATGAGGGATTAATTTTGGTAAAAGTTATATACGAAGGTAAACCAACTACATTTAGGGCTATTTGTTCAAACTGTCATTCGCTTTTAGAATTTACGAAAGAAGATTTTATAGATAGTTATGGTAAAAAAAACAACTGAATCAATAATTTTATGTCCAATATGCGATAAATATATAAGTTTGTATACTGGAGATTATTATGAAGTATAAATATATACAATAAATAACTAAAATATACCCTCTAATTTGTACAGATTGCACAATATACAAAATGCACAAAGGGGGTATTTCTATTGTACAAGTTGCACAAAACCTTACACTTCTTACAGATAGTCCAAAAATGCCTTAAAAGTGTAAGAACGTATTTATGCGGGTTTGAGGTACTTTTCTTACAGAAGGATTTTTCACCAACCAAAAAGTGTAAGACCGTAAAATCAATGCTTACAACCCTCTTTTGTATATTATTTCTTACACTTATTTAGAAAGTAAAAGAATAATAAATTAGAATATATATAATATATAGAGAATAGGGAATTGA